TTAAAGATTTACTAAGTTAATTTGATTCCTTCTTTCATATATTTAGTAGTATATGCTATTAGTCGCTTGAGGAAGACGGCTCCGTGGTCGTCTGTTTCTCTTTTGGTCCATCCGAACTTGGTTGCACAGAAGGCGTAGGTTCCGAGGGTAAGTCGTTCTCCTCCACTGAGCCCATGAAGCTCGTCATCCAATCCCCTAAAAAATTAACTAGAGGGTATTCTTTGGATATGTTCTCCAATACAATGTTCATTGTTTTGTTTGGTACAGCATTAATCTGTTGTTCATTTTTGAAAGTAAATGGTGCTGTTCTAATAGTTTTAAGTAATAGTAATTTACGATAGTTTGCTATGTTAATCTTTGGTTTATTGACATCTGTAAGGTCTACTGATTTATTGATAATAAGTTCAGTGTCCCCGAATGATAATTCTGTCTCAAATTCTACGGTTTCTTTCTTACCTTTGAAATCAATTTCAAAAGATTGTAGTACCATATAATATGTTATGTTGATAGATATATAAGGGTTGTGTTATACCTTTTCTGGTACACCGGCTGCTGCTACACCGTTGACGGCTGTGACAGAAATACCTGCTGCTTGGAATGGTAGATCTTCAAAGATTGGTTCGTTTGGCTCAATGTTCACTGAATGTGAATCTATTGCAATACCAGTAAGATCAATCATGATCAACCTTGTACCGGCTGCTGCAGTGATAATACCTCCACCAGTGTCAGTTCCTACACCGTTCCAAAAGATTAATCTTAATGTTGGTTGTGAAACAGCTAATGCTGGTGCACATGCCACGTTACATCTTGTGTCATTTTGTTGTGCAAATATCTTTGTCAATTCTGAAACATCTTCAAATGTTAGTTTAAAGTTACCTGTTAATTCAAATAATCGTCTATATTTGTCAACTGCTACTGAGTTACCAATTCCCCACAAATGTTCTGTGTTTTGACCAATAGAGAAACTCACATCTTGTACTTCTGCTATTGCTGTATCACATATTGCAACACACCAATAAAGTCCACCATGAGCAAATGTATATGGAATATTATCACAAATAGATTGACTTGCTGCACATGCACATAGTACACATGCACCTACTGTTACACCTTCATTAGCAAAGGCTGCATCTAAACTTACTTTAACTGTTTCACCTACACTTGTACTGAAACTTGCTGAACTAATCAAAGCACCTGTCGTTGTTCTTAAAATATCACATGAGCCATTTTCAAATCCTACTTCCATACTAAATGAATGTGGTTCTAGAGTTGCTACTGTTGTGTCAACGCACCATGAGTGTGTTACTGGGTCTGATGCACCACATGTAGTAAGTACACGAAATCCTAATAGGTTAAAGAACCATGCATTTCCTAATACAAATTCTATTGAAAATGAACCTTGTGTTTGACCATAGGCGAATGTTTTAACTTGCACATCTCCTAATTGAGCTAATGGTATTTTATTATTTGTAAATTGTAATGAGGAAACTTTTTGTTCAAATCCGAATGCTACACGATCTTTTGCTGCAGCACAGGTAAATGCACTAACATTGAATGCAGCTTCTTCGGCCCATTGAATATATGCATACGCACCTGTTAGAACCATACCTATAATGCCATTATTTTATATATAAAGATTTATACGAAGGTGTGTGTCTGAGCATCCTGGTATTTGAGGTCTATAAGGTGTCTGAACATGTTTCTGTAGTCTTGGTTTCTAGTCTCTGATTTGGTTATAATTACTTGTAAAAAGCCCTGTACATTACGTCTAATGATGTTCTTAAGTATTCTAGATACCTCTTTAACTACTATATTCTGTCTAGTGATCCCCCCTGACTGATATGTTCTAACGTCTATCTTTACGGCTAGTTCATGCCAATGTGCTTTTCCGAACAAATCGAATGGATCTATAGTCTCATTTAATGGTGTTATTATTATCCTCTCAGATACATCACCGTCAAATCCTACTACTTTCTTATCCCATACCAAGTCAACTGTAGGTGCTGTCCCAACACATGGGGTACATGCATCTCCCCAATCACATGAAAGGGCTGTCTGCAAATCTAATATAGCATCATATGTAATCATGGTGCACTCCCTGGTCTTACAAAGTCAGTTAAGAATTTATCTACCCAATAATATGAGTCAATACCTTCTTCTAATATTCTCTTTTGTGCTGCTTTAACATATAAATGTAATTTAGGATCTTTTTTGCTTACACCTTGACGTTTAATCAACCAATTTTTAATCTTTTCATATGGTGGCTCTTTCTTCCATATCCAATCCTTACCTGTATCTGATGCTGCTACGGCCCATTCTTCACTGCCTATCAATTTTGCTGCCTCATCATACACTATACTATCTTTTTTATCACTATCGTCAAAATAATATGTACATAGGTTACTAAAATCATCCCTCATCTTATCTCTTATTTCTTCTCCCATTTCACGCATCATTCTCTTTCTAATTTTACCCCAAGAATGATTATTGATTTTAAGCCATCCGGTCATGGTAAAACATACACTTCCTCACGGTCACGTATGAGTTTATCTACATCTTCTTGCCATTTCTCCATAGCCTGTTCTTTATTGATAGAACCACCAAATTCAAGGTCATCCATCTTAATTGAGGATCTTAGTAAATCAATACATGTTAGTTTAACTACTGCGTCTTCTATGTCATCTGGTACTGATGTTTCTCCATATCTGTATGTTACTCTTATTCTATTTCTTCTTAGGATTGTGAATATAAGCCCCCTTAGATAGATCTCTCCTTTGATATATTCTACCTCATAATTCTGTTGGCTTGCTGCAGTACATTCCCATTGACTGGTTGAACCTTTCCATAATTCAATCATATCACCGGCACATGTATCTAATGCAGTACAACTACAAGCACATACTTTGATATTTCTATGTTTAAGTGTAAGCATTGTACCCCATCCAAATGTGTACATTAATGGTAAGTCAAATATTTCTGTGGATGTTTTAGTTCTCCAAGCATGTCCTGTTCTACGGTCAACCCTATCCTCAGCTCTTTTGATTAATTTCTCAACCTGGGCTATAGAAGGACTTGTGCATGCTGAAATTGTTATTCTTAGAAAATCTGCTACATCTGTGGTTGTTGCATAACAAGTTGCCATATTATATAAACGTTCTAATAAGATTTAAAGATTATTCGTAGATGACTACTAGTCTTCCTGTGGTGCCAGCAGTATGATCTATATATATACCATTCTTAACTGGATGATTGATATACGGCATTAGGATAGGACCATTAGTTATTGCATTATTATCTACTGTGAATATAGAGTCCCCGTTTCCACCAGATAGAGTTGCACCACTTGCTACGATAGTACCTTGTGCTGAAGATATGTCTATTAGGTTTGCTTCTGTACCTATTGTACCAGCAGTTACTGTAACTACGGCTGCACATGCCGCTGCTGTTTGATCTATAGTTGTGACAGTTATACCTGTTCTACAATCACATGTAATTGATGCTGCTAAATCTGTGGCTGCTGCACAGTCTGATGTATCTATTGAGAATTGAGTATTACCACCTTTGACTCCTGCTACACCTGTATAAACTAAACCATTAACTGTTACTGTATCACATGCTACGGCACATGCCAATGTGAAGGTTCCAGTTGCTGCTGTTGCTGCTGTGCCATCTCTAATGATCCAGGTATTATCTCCTGACTCTGTGACATATGCTGCTTTTAAAATTCCGTGACCTGTCTTTGCTAAGGTATCTGTAATAGTAACCTCAACTAGATTATTCTTGTCACCCATGTATTAAGTTATATAAATAGATATATAAGGATTATGATATAAAAAAAGAGTAGGCACTATTTCTAGTAGCCGAATACTCGAATCTTGATTGCCAGACTGTTAGTAATTGCTGATGCATTTGCTAACTCGGTTAAAGCTTCTGGGGTTGTATTGACACCTGCTGAATCGTCATTGATATAGCCGTATGCTTTTACTTTACCTGTAGCTGCTGCATTTAAAGCGGCTGGCACGTATTCAAGTAAAAGGCCACCATCATTTGAAATAACTGATGCTTCCAAAATGGTGCTCAATCTACCGCCCAGTGAAAGGTCAACTGTTACCCCACATGTTGCATAGTTATCACATGCTCCAAAAGTAACATCTACTATTGTTGTTTTCAATTTAGATGTTAGTTCGGATTGTACGGATAAGGTTTTCCCTGTAAGATTTTCCCAATCTGAATCCACTGCGACTGTTAAAGCCATATATAAATGTGGTCAAGATGATATATAAGGATTGGTATAAAAAAAGTCACCTAAAACACCCACTGTTTTAAGGTAATTGGGTTCGTATGTGGTTCGATTAAAGTTTAATATCTCTAATCTTACCTTGAGCGATGAAACTTCTACAAACAACTTCACCCATAGTTCTGAATACACCTTTCTCAACGAATGCATTGTTGATGAATGGATAACCAGGACTTCTGCGTGTTGCTTCATAGTATTCTGTTGGAATTGATACCATAATACCCATTCTTGGATAACCATACCCTTCTGCATCAGATGTATCTAATGCAAATAGTCTACCAACTTCTGATGCGTCACAAGCATTGCTTGGGGCGTCTTTGGTTGGAATGAATGGAACTCCGTAAATAGAGTCTACATGTATACCTACACCAGTTCCTTTGAATGTTTGAATTCCGTTAACGTCAACTTGGACTAATGCTTCACCGTATGGATTTGCAATACGGACAGAAGGCATATACAAGCCTTGGATTTCGGAATAAACTTCGTGTGAACCGAGGAATACATTTGGATCTTTACCAGCTTTCTTTCTAACGTCTCTGAGGAATGTTCTAAGAACATCATCAGTCATAATACCATTAGTGCCGATTGTTCCTGATGGAGAAGACACGGTAGAGTCATAGGTAGTACCTGCGTCTCTATCAATTGGACTTGCACTTGCTGTTGCCCAAGGGTCATAATAACCGTCTGAACATCCGCCTAGTGCGTCCTCTTCTGCATCGGATGAAATGATACGATCTAGTGTCTCCCAGTTGAGAGTACCAGTGTTATCATTACATGCACCTGCACAAGCTGCAACTGCTTCCACATCGGACATTAACATTCTGTTTAACAATTCTTTATGTTGAACTGCCATGAATAATCTAAGTGAACCTAGACCACCCCAGATGTCGTCTTTACTGTGAGTAGCTAACCACTCCATTACCTCTGAGGCACTGAATGGTAGTTGAGCTGTTTTTGGTTTGACATCGATTTCTGCTAGTGTTGGTTTTAAGGTATTGGCAATTAAACCACCTTCGATTGTACCACCCAATGTAGTAACACATGTATTAGCACATGCACCGTGAGTAATACTATCGGCTTTAGCGGTTATAACCCTCCATCCACTCTTGTCCCACGGGTACTTTGGTAAAACACCAAAAGCATTGGCTTCCATGTTGAGCTGAGCCCAAGCATATGCACCAAATATGGCGTTAAAAGTTCCTGTGGTTGAAGTTGTGATTGGAGAATCTGCCTTTCTCAATGAGTTGCGGTTGTGTCCATAGTAAAGTGCTTCTAGTTCGTCAATAGTATTTATTTTTACCATTGTGGAACCTCGCCTTCACCTGGTTGTCCGAACTCACCACTAAGAATACGCTTACCGATTGAACTAAGTCCTTCTGCACCAACTTCTCTAGAAGCCTTCAACACAGGGTTGAGTTCAATACCAGATGATTTCTCAATGGTATCTAATGATGCGTTTGGTCTTGGTGTTTCGGTTGTAAAAGCATAGTTTTGTTGAGAAACTGATTTTTCTTGCATAGATAGATTGGATTTGTCATCACCAGTTGAATTTTCTGGATCTGCTTCCTTAATACCTGCTTGTTGGGAATTACTTTGATATTCATCAGGGGTCTTGACTTTAGCACCAATATCGTCTTCTGCTGAAACTTTTGGTTTCAACGGTAAGTCGGTTGGTTCTTCTAAAGCTTTTAGACGTGATTCAAATTTATCAAGGGTTTCGCCTACATAGCTGATGTCATCTCTAAGTCCGTTAATATCGAACCCTTTAATGACGTCTGCAAGAGCATCTAAAGATTTTTCGACTTTATCGTCTTTTTCTTCGGATTCCTCTTCTTTGCTTTCTTGCTCATCTTTATGATCTTTGTCGTCAGTCATGTTGTTACCATTTATATTGAATTTGATATATATAAGGTTTCTTGATACATTTATATAGGACTAGATTTCATCTACTTTTCGTATTCTTCGTTATCATTACCGTTAGCATTGTCATCCCAACATGATGTACACTTTTCTTGTATTACTTTACGTGGTTGTTGTTCTCCTGTACTCTGTTGTGCATTGTCATAGGAGGCCCCCGTTCTAACTCCTCCATCTCCGTGACCAGGATCTGCAATATTTGTAGATTTATCGGTAAAAGCCTCTGCTAATTCATCTATATTGGTCCTTAAGTTGTCTTTTTTACCACCTTCTGCGTTATTTGCTGCCATTCCACGATCAAATTTGATTAATTCTTCTACAGTTTTTAATTTACTTGCCAAGTCAGGATCTAATTTACCCATAGTATGTGCGTCTGCTGCACTCCAAGATCTACCATCATGCTCCCCAATACTGTTAGCATGTTGATTTCCGGTTTGCCTTCTACCTACCTTAGATGATGGTATATCACCTGTTTTTACACCTAACTCTTCTCTCTTATGGTTTAGTTTATTTTGTTGATTACTAGTTAATTTTCCTGATGATTCAAACTCTCTAGAATGTTCTAACAATTTAGTCTTCTTTAATCCTTCCGCACCTTCCTCATTTACTGGTTCAGATACATGTTTAGGTTGAATTTTAGCCTGTGGTGATTTAGATTCATCGTCTCTAGTGACCCCCGGTTCTCTACCAAAGTTACCATTTCCTGGTTCTGACCATGTACTACCACATCCTTCTACCTTCATTAACTCAAAAGCCATTTCTAACATCTTTAGTTTATTCTGTACATCTGTTCTCTTTCGTCTTGCTGCCATTCGCCTTGCACGTTGTTCTTCTGTTGCTATTCTTTTAGTATTTGGTATTTTATCTTGATGTTCTCTTGGTTTTACTTCTGTTGTCATATTATGGGCCCTCCCACTTTGACTAGAATATCTACTTCTTGGGTTAGTTTTGACTGGTTTCTTGTTACTCTGTGCTCTAACCCATTTTGGTATTCTCTCTTTCTTACCTGTAATTATATTGACAACTTTTGCTGGGATTTTTTTACCAGTTTCTTTATCTTCTATCGTTTCTGTATATTGTCTACCTATTGTAGGTTTTGCTCTATTAGGGTTATAATCATCATCGTCACCAAAGCCTTTAGCTAAAGCTTTTTTTTTAAGTTCTAAAGTTAGCACTAACATCTTTAATATGGTTGCAGTTTTCTTTCTTTCAGGTCCTTCTGGATGACCACTTACATGTTCTAGTTTCTTTTCTTCTTCTAGACCTGCGTCTTCTAATGCTTCTTTATTATCTTCATCTTGTGCTTTACCATCATATACCATAGGATCTTCTTTCTTCTCATTTGCTATTTCAGCCATTAGTTCTTTTTGTCTCTTTGTTGGACCTGAGTTGACTGGGTTATTAGTGCCCTCGGTTCCAGTTGTTACGGCACCTCC